GCCGGGGTTGCTGCCAGGGATGCTGCCGGGGATGCTGCCTGGGATGCTGCCGGGGTTGCTGCCAGGGATGCTGCCGGGGTTGCTGCCGGGGTTGCTGCCAGGGATGCTGCGCTTTACGCGAGAGTGCTTCTGGCACCACCCATCGGCGAGACACACCGCAAGCACGCCGAGGCGCGCATGGAGGTCTGGAGGCGTGGATACGCGCTGCTCTGCGATGTGAACGGCGACTTGTATGTCTATGGAATGGAGAAGGAGGCTCGCAAATGACCGACCTCCTGTCCCTCATCGGCTTCCCCAAATGTCCGCTATGTCATTCCCGCAGACGCAAGCAGCAGATGACCGGCCCATACGCCGGACGGCTGCGTTGCAAGGAGTGTGGGATAGTCTACCGCCCACGCGGGCAGGGGGTGAGGAATTGAAAGATAAGGAAACAACCGTGACCATAGGCCATACCGATGCCGAGGGTAACCGTGTCGAGAGCAAGCCAATCCCGATGGACGAGTTCAAGAAGCTTCCCGAGATGGTGACGAAAGCGGTCCGGGAGAAGATGACCCAGCAGGACCTAGAAGGCAAGGAGGTCGACTACCCCATCGATGTGGATTCCGAGGAGTTTACCGTCCTCGAGTTCACGTGCGGCTCTTGGTCAGTCAAGGTGCGCGAGAACAAATTGGAAGAGGCAAAAGGACTCGGACAAGTGAAGGCGCTCGTGCAGAGACGGCTACGGGCGGATGGGGACGAATATCCTCTGCCCGACGGAGAGTTTGACATCTGGGTCGAGAGATTCACGAAGAAGATAGAATCTTAGAAATGATGGGATGCATGGAAGAAGTGAGAATGATGACTGGCGTGATTGCGACGGTTCATGGGCTATACCCGTTCGAGGTGTCTCCCGAAATAGAAGGGCCCAGATGCGATAGCGGACCTTGTGCCGGTGTGGGGGCAACGAGACAAAAAACAAGGTGTATCGCCGGGACTAACCAGACCTCAGCTAGCCGGAGTATGGAACCCAGACCGAAGAACAGGGAGGAAGAAGTGCCCCAATATAACTTCCCTTCGCCACGAGACCAGTCATCATTCAATATTAAATATCCAGAAGGGATTGTGATGTCCAATGCCATACAAGCGAAGGGACGCTTGGACCAGGCAGATGAGGGAATATTTGAGCGAAAGGACGCACCTCAGCGCATCGACGAGGACGCAGTACGTGCAGGCACTGGAACTCGGCGGGGAACTTCTAGGAGGGCCGAGCCCGTCACGCCTGATCCTATCGGAGATGCACCGCATGGAGTCGGTCATGCAGAGGTCGACCAACACCAGGGCGATCTACTGCTCGACGATACGGACCTTCCTGAGATGGTCGGGCAACAGGGATGCACTTCGGTGGGTCATCTCCGCGAAGCAGCACCCGAAGGTGGACGGCATCTTCCTCTCCGAAGAGGCAGTGCAGAAGGTCCGCTCGAACGCCAAGATGATGTCGAACGACCACGAGCTGCTCTATTCGCTCGCGGTGGACAACGGCTGCCGCTTGATAGACATGGAGAGGATGACGGTGCAGAATGGAAGGGAGTTGCTCTCCTGCCACCTCTCCATGATCCTGAGCAAGGGGCGGGGGGGCGGCAAGATCAGGCCGCTCGCACTGAACGCCATGACGATACCGTCCCTGAAGCAGCATCTAGAGGCGATGGACCAGGAGGGGGCGACGCTCTTCCCCTACCGCAAGTTGCAGATGTGGCGGCGGTTGAGGGAGGTATCCGAGTCCTCGGGCGTTCGCTTCACTCCGCACGACCTGAGGAGGACGCTCGGCAACCGCCTATGGCGGAAGGGCGTGGACGTAGAGACGATCGCGAAGATCCTCAGGCACGAGGACAGCGGCATCACCTTCCGGGCGTACATCGGCCTGGACGCGGACGACATGCGGGGGGCGATGCGGAAGCTATGTCCCTCGGAGCTGGGCCAGTCAGAAGAGGCAGACGAAAGGTATTTGAGCACGGACCTCTACCTGGACGAGCCGTCGGGGACATACCCTGCGCGCCCCTGATCCAAGAGCAGGAAGATTCTCTCGATGACCTAGCGGAACGGGCAAAGAGATCGCACTACGAGCGGAAGCTCAAGCCTTCGAAATCTCCAGTGGAAGGGCCTGTCCAGCAGTTCCACAGGAAGGATTTTAGACCATCATTTCCACTGCACGGGAGAGAGAGAGTAGAAGTGAAACTGTTTACTGTTTACTGTACTGTAAACTGTTTACACTTTGCAGGGGGCGGATTCCCCTGACGGGCAAGAGCAAGTATGGTGAGCCGACCGTCCCTTATTGCATCCGCCTGCCCGAGTCCGTGGCCAAGCGGTTGTCGGAGATCCCGAACGATGCGGCCTACGTTCGTGAGCTCATCATCCGGGAGGTCCAGCTCGACGATGCGGGAATCATCAATGCTCAGATCCGCGCCCTGACCGAGCAGATCTTCCGCGACAAGGCCAGGCTCCTCGAAGATGAAGCAGAACTTTCATATCTCGAATCTCTGCGCCAGTCGAATCGCGATGCGAAGACGAAGCAATTGGAGGCGCGCGTCAGACTCCTGGAGTTCGCGCAGGGCAAGCAGGGCAAGCAGGTCAAGCTAGAGCATTGGATCGATTCCCGTCTCGACGTGATGAAGGATTGCGGCTTCAAGAGCGTGGAGGAAGCCGTCGCCTGGATCGACGAGCAGAAGACGAGGGCGGTCCGATGAAACCATTTCCCCTTTTCATAATCCAGAAGGCTTACTAATGGAAAAAGAACAACAGTCACATACGGAAATCGAGGGCGGGAAAGCCGAATACACCGTCACGGTCGGCAACGTCGACCTGAGCGTCGAGACGGCATTGGCGGCGGTCAGAGAAGCCGCGGAGATCATTCTCGTCCCCCTCCGCTCGATCTCGCTCGACCTCGAACTCAGGATAATGCGGCACGAGGTCGACCCCTTCGTCGCGTTCTTCGAGCTGACCGACCTGCTGGACGATGCCTACAAGGCATGGGTCAGGGACCCGCGGGGGGGCGGCGGCCATGCCTGAGAGACTGGATTGCTGTGATACCTGCCAGCGCGAGGACCAGTGCGTCTCGACGTATGAACGGTGCATCAAGTGCCATTCGCCGCCCGGGGTCTGCGTCAACTGCATTCCCTGCAAGCGCCATACCGCCAAGTCGTTCCGCTCCGCCGCCGAGATGATGCATGATTCGAAGCATCAGCGGACGAAGCAGGAACGCATCGGCAGGCCGTCCAAGGGGGCGCGCACATGACCGATTGCGGAAAGTGCCCGATCCAGAATCTCGGGTTCAAAGGCGGTCCGCTTTGCTCCGTGTGCGCCGTCTGCAAGTCCCCGCCGCAAGAGCCGTGCGAACATTGCAAGGGACTGAGGGGGACGAAGTGATGTCCCCGACCGCGACCGAGCGCCAGAAGAAGAAGGAACGCAAGGACCGGCACAACGCGCTCCACCGTCAACGGTGCGACAGGGTCCGAGAAGCGCTGACCCCCTTCCTCAGGATGAGGCTGCATTTGGACGGCGTGCGATTGGAACACGTCAATGTCGGGCCGGAGAACATCGGGCGGTCATCATTGAACCACTGGCCCGAATGTAGGGCGTGCGCCCTGTGCGGGGAGGGGGTCGCCGTCCGTCATCTCGTCTGGAGGTTCACCGGCATGGCGCACAACAGACAGAGGCTGACGTTGAGGAAGCGCAGGGGCGCGGTCCATGACGAGTGCGCGCGCAAACTATTGCCGGAGGTGGGCGAGCCATGACCTTCGCATGGAGACGCAAGAAGAAACCCATGCCCGTTCCGGTCAGTCTACCAACGGGACTCCACGGACTGAAGGACATCACCGACGCACAGATAATGCACGACCTGGACCAACTGCAATACGTCCTCATCCCACAGTTCGAGCAGATCTCCGCCGTGAGCGCCGTCTGGATCGGGGTCATACACGACTCGAAGGAATGGAACATGCTGCGGGACGGCACACTCAAAGAGATACGAAGGCTCGACAGGTTCACCGAAGAAAGCTCCGCCGATATGCACGCCGGTATCGAGTTCTTCTATGCCCTGCTTTATCACATCCTCCTCTGGAACAACACGCTGAAGACGCTCGAATCCTGGCAGGAGTGCATCCGGGCGGGCGAGGGTATCAGGAACATGATGCCGCCAACACCGGATGACAAGCGGGGGTACGCATGACCGAACTTCACCTCCATCCCTGCCCGATATGCGGCGGCACGGTCTTCCGCGTGAGCATCAGCGCCGGTAAGGTCATCGGTTTCGAGTGCAAGAATTGCGGCAAAGTCCTGCCTCAGGAACACGGCAAGAAGAGGAGGGTGCAGCGATGACCGACGTCTCAGAACGTACCGCCGCCATCGCCCTCGCGTTCTTCATCGCGGTGGCCTTCGTCTGCATGAGTTTGATGGCGCTCGTTGCTGCGGGGTGGTTACCGTGAGATACCCCGAATCCCTGAGGAAACGGATATTGCAGACGGCGCGTTCGATGACGGAGGATTTCACCTCGGCCGAACTGGCCTTCGCCATGCGCAGGCATTTCAAGTGCTGGATGGTCGAATCGTCTGGAACCGTCGGCAGCATCCTGGCCCGCGACCCGCACTACGAGCGCATCGGCTTTCGGACGGTCGGTAGAGTGGGGGACAGGGGCGGAGGCAACAGACTGCCGATATACCGAATGAGGCGGGGGGACTGAGCGTGCATGCCCTTCTTCAGTTGTTCGCCCGACTGCGCAGAAAGCCGAAGTGGAGGCCGCATCCGATGATAAGGTTCGCCTCGCCGAAGGAATGCCACGACGGGTCGAATGAGTGGATCGCGCTCTATTTCTCTCGCAAGAATACCCTGGCCCTCACGCCCCACTGCACCGAGGGGGAGATAGTCCCCGCCCTCATACACGAGTTGACCCACTGGGCGCAGACCCTGGGACTCACCAAGCGGGAGATCAAGGTCGAAAGCAAGGTCTACGCGGCGAACCTGAAGAAACTGGGGATGGATTGGATGGAACGGAGCATTATCGAACGACATGCTGCATGGGTCGAGAATGAATGCCTAAGCGAAGTTGGAGGAGAGATATGAGAAACCTGATAGTGAGCGACCTTCACGTCGGAGGTTATGAAGGACTGATGCCCGAGAAGGTCATCATCGAAAGCAGGACCGGAGAATGCACCACGGTAAGGCCGAACTCCACTCAAAAGGACATGTTGGCCTACTTCATGAAGATGACGAAAGAGGTGGGTCCGGTCGACAATCTCATCGTGAACGGGGACATCTGCGACGGTCCACAACGCAAGAGCATGGGCAAGAACGTATGGACCAACGACCTGTCGGTGCAAGCGAGGGCGGCAGCGGATCTCCTCTCGCGCATCAAGGCCAAACACGTCTACTGCACCCAAGGCTCGGAGTATCATTGCATGGAGGACAGGCCGCTCGAACAGTACGTCGCCGAGTTGCTTCATGGCGAGTACGGCGACGACCTGATAATCGATAACGAGGGGCTTTCCCGGTTCCACGTCGCGCACAATGTGCCGGTGAGCAAATCGTCGTGGCAATACAGATCGACGCCGATCGCCAGGGACATGCTCCTGATGGCCGTCAACCAGGCGCGCGAGGAGTACGGCAAGATAGACCTCGTGGTGCGTTCTCACGCCCATTACTGGGTGTGCGTCGGCCTCGGTCATCAGTGGGGCATAATCACCCCCGGATGGCAGGCGAGGACACCCTTCGCCGTCAAGCACGACATAATCACCGCACCCGACATCGGCTGGGTGGTCGTGGAGATAGACGACGAAGGCGAACTGGACATCAAGGAACGGCATAAGCACTTCGGGTCCTGTTCAAAGGTCGTGGGACGATGAGGGCCAGGGTCTACGTCGCAGGGCCGTTCAGCGCGGATAACGTTCTGGATGTCCTCCAGAACATGAGGGACGGGATATGTTGCGCGACACATCTGTTCGAGTTAGGTCTTGCGCCCTTCTGTCCGTGGCTCGACTATCATTACATCCTATCGGGATGCAAAACCAGCGGTAAGGACCCGTTCTACGAAACCTCCCTTGCGTGGCTGGAGGTCGCTGACGCTGTCTACGTCATCGGGAATTACGAGAAGAGCGCGGGCACAATGATGGAAATCAAGATCGCAACAGAACGAGGGATACCAATCTTCTATACGCTCTCCAAACTGCTGGAATGGGCAGGCGACCGTCCATGAAATACAAAGAGAAGGAACTCATCGTCCCAGAACTCGAATCGCTCCCCGACATTCGAGCCCGTAAGTGGTCGTACGAGGAGATCGAGACTCTCTGGAAATACCGCCATAAGAATCTCGACGCCGTTGCGAAGCACATAGGAAAGTCCCGAGACGCAGTCAACACCAAACTGAGGCATCTCAAGGCAGAACGCGGGGAGGACCAATGAGATGACCAAGAGCAAATGTGACGTCCTCGACTGCGTCAACAACGCGGGCGGCGAGTGCAAGATAGTGCCTCATATGTTCCAGGCGAGAAGGTGACAGATGATGGATGGCATAATCGAATTGGGAACTAAGAGGGCCAAGGAGATTGGATTTACCTCAGATAAGTTCTGGGGTTATCTCTGGCAAGAGGATGGCACTATCATCATTTCCTTTATCGAATCCCTTCATCCAGGACAAGGAGATTTCAAGAGGTTCTGCCAAGGCATTCTGGCCAAGGGCATGGCGGTGGAGATACCGACTCCACTTGGACGCATGGAATCAATAGTTCGCAAAGCTGGATATAGACATTTTACTCGACCATTTCATCCTCCCGATATTATGGACCCAGTAAATGTTTGGAGGAAGGAACCGATGTCCCAGAATAAGGAGAACCACGACAAGGAGAGTGCGAAACGATGAAATTATTACATTATTACATACCACGTTCCAGAAAACCGCGTAATAATGTAATAACTGGGAGTGAAAGGATGGTTCAAATCGACATACCGTTCAGGGATGACATGGCCAAGGCCGCGCTTGAGGGGAGAAAGACATGCACCAGTCGCAACAAGAATTATGGAAAGCCCGGTGATAGGTTCCTAATCGCCGGAGTCGAGTTCGAATTGACCAACGTCAGCTATCAGTATCTCAATACGGTGGCAGAGGTCCGTTTCAAAGAGGAAGGGTTCGATTCTCCGGCAGCGTTCATCGAATGCTGGAAGGAACTTCATCCAGTCAATGGATGGGAACCGCATAAGCGTGTTTGGTTTCACGAATTCATTAGAAAGGACTGCGCGAAGTCGCAGAATGTTGACGACAAGACGGAGGGGAAGTAGATGGATGCGAAACAATCAGATGCGTGGTTCGAAAGCACTCCATGTTATCGAGCGCGATATGGTGGATTGTTGGGGATAAGGATTGGGCTCGGTGCTCTGGGTGCTCAGTGTTCGATGTGCGGCAGCAACGATACGATTGTCCTGACGGACGAAGACGATTCAGCGGTTCAGGTATCCTGCCTTTATTGCGGTGCAATCCACAGATATGAATGCGACGACTGGGTCTCCCTCGAAGACCGGAGTTGGATGTTCAAGCGCCAGATAAACGAATCACGTGATTCGTGGTTCTTCATGGTGATACATCCTAAGCCAGAACCCAAGCCGGAGGGATGAAAGGATGCGTAGAAATTTTTATCCAACTCATGCCGATATGAATGAGGACTGGACGTTGAGACATCTTTTTGATTCTCCGACGTTAGAAGATGCACCAGGCAAATTCATTGTGATAAAACTTGAACATGCGAGGGAACGCCTAAGTTCGAAGGAACAGGCAACACTCATTCGTTATCTCCAGAAAATCGACAACAAGAACGAATACTGGGTCATCAACAAGGATGAGCCATATGCCAAGGATGTTGAGGCGCTTCTTCCGTGGCTCAAGAAGTCGTCTTCTCGGCCCGAGGGTGACAAATGACCTGCATCATCTGCGAATCAACAATTCCAGATCTCCATTTGGTTGAGATAGAAAATCATTACGTGGAGGTCTGCGATGACTGTACCTACTACGAGCGTCGGATATGTGCGTGCTGTGGTGGAACAGGGCAGGTCGCACCGCGTATAGTAGGCGCAGCGAGCGCGGAGACTTGCTATTGTTGTGGTGGTTGTGGCTATCAGACGGTGTTGATAAGCGAGGCGGATAAATGACCGGACGCCCGATCCTCATCGAACCGCACGGCGACAGGTTGCATTGCCACGCCATCTTTGAATCCAAACTCATCTGTCGCGAGCGGGGATACAAGGAACTCGACGCATCGGCACTGCAGCGCAAGAGCCTCTATCCTGGCATACCGGACATCTATGTTCGCGTTCCTTGGAGGAGGACGGACGGCAACGGGGGCGGGGCGACGCACGGCTTCACCGACTACATAATCGAGGTCGAGACGGACGCAACGAAGCAGTCCATTGCACGGAAGAAGGCGCAGTACGACACATCACTGAAAGGACACGACCTCATAGTCATCAACCTAGCGAAACTGAACAAAGCGAACGACCTGAACACGCTCAGGAACTATCTGGAGACGATGATTCCGTAGGAAAAGGGGGGATGGGATGCACACAGGAAAACCTTCGGCATTAGAGGCGCGGATACTCGCCGACCTCAAGGAAAGGGGTTGGTCGAAATGCAATGATATAGCCAAGAGCCTGCGCCTTCGGCAGTCGGGCGTATTCGTCGTCCTGAGGCGTCTTGAGGACAAGAAACTCGTCGAGGTCTGCGTGGTCGGCAGGGTCAAACGTTGTGCCATCGCAGGTTCGCACCCGCCAAAGGGGGGGATGTCTCTTGAAGGCGGTTCGAGGTTCTTCTATCACACTGACCTGAAGAAGAGGATAACCAGACTACTCAACGACGAACCGTGGCTACCGGCATCGCTCATCGAGAAACGTCTCAGGATATTCGGCACCGCAAGGTCGGTGCGTGTTTGTCTCCTGTCGATGGTCCGGTCCGGCAGACTGAGGCGCATCCTCGTCGTCGGTCCCCGGGGGCGCCTATTCCTGCACGCCTTGCCGAGGGCGCGTCATCCAAATCCAGAACGCCTCAAGAAGGTCATGAAGGAAGCATCATCGGGCAACTCGCCCTTCTGGAACGGGAAGAAGGCAACGACACAATTCCTCAGGAAGCACCCGTGGCGCACGGCAAGGCAGATAGCGGACGGATGCGGCATCAGGAACGGCCTCATCTACGACGTCCTGCACGCGCTAGAGGCCGAGGGAACGATACGCAGGGCAAGGGTGGCATTGGAGCGCGTCGGGAACCGAAGACCCGCCGAGTTCGTCTGGGGCCTCAAGGATGCCCCATTACCCAAGAACATGCCGATACTTGATGGAGAAAAGGCGAACGGCACGATGCGGTCCTCGATCGTCCTCCTGCTGCAGGAACTCGGCGAAGCATCGGCCGGGACGCTCGCCACGGCGCACAACCTGAAAAGCGGACGGAAACTCACATTCACCTACGCCTGCAAGCTGCTAAACGAACTAGAGGACATCGGCATCGTGGAGAAGGCGCAGGGCGAGGGGCAGAACAACTATCATTTAGTCGCGTCCCCGGACGACTTCATAATCAAGGAAGCGAAGGCGCACCTGGATGCCCTATCTCATTCCGTCTCTAAGCTTAAAGGAATAGGATATAGGGTCATGGTCGAGGTCGAGCGCAAAGCGGCCGAGGAGGTGGGATGATGGCAAGGATAGTACCAGTAAATAGAGGATATATTGCGATAGTTTCTGATGAGGACTATGAATGGGCAAGACAATTTACCTGGCATGTCCTCTTTTTTGGGAGTAAACGAGACCAATCAAGATATCCCTACGCAGCTCGAACAACGCCAAATGATATGAGAGGAAAGCACGGATCTAAACTCATGCACCGAGAAATCATTGGTACTCCGAAGGGGCGGGAAACAGACCACATCAATGGCAATACACTCGATAATAGACGAGAGAATCTTCGTATATGCTCGAAGTCTCAGAATCTAGCGAACCAACGTAGGATCGTTTCACATACATCTAGGTTCAAAGGCGTGTCATTCTATCCCCCAAGTGACAAATGGCAGGCCGAAATACAGTGCGCGAACGTTCGCCATTATCTCGGTCGATTTGATTCAGAGATCGAGGCTGCAAGGATTTACAATGCAAAGGCCAAGGAATTGTTCGGGGAATTCGCCCTACTCAACGTCATAGGTGATGAGTGATGTGTCCTCAAGTCAATCGTATAATCAAACTCGGATTACAGGACAAAGCAACGAGACTGATGCTCGATGGGAAAACGGACACGGACATCGCCAAGGAATTAGAAGTCCCCAGGAAGTCAGTATATGCCTTCAAAAGGAAGATGGGAATTGGGAACGAAAGCGGACAAACATCCGTTTTAAAAGCGACCATCCGCCTCGAAATATCGCAGGAGAACGCCCTATCCGAACTCGCGAAGCAGCTCAAGCAGTATAGCGACAACTACGACCGGGCGATGCATGAGGACGAGAAGGCGGCGATACTGTGGTCGCGCAACCGCATCGACCTGCTCAAGGAGATGTTCAGGATAACGGGCCTGTATGCCGAGAAGGTCATGCCGCCCATTCCGAACGGCCTAGCCCCATCCGACGTCGCGCATTTGGTGGTGGAGGCATTAACATCGGAGAGCGAAGAGGTCAAGGAACGCGTGTTCGCGCGGTTGACATCATTGATCGGAGGTCAAGATGCAACTAAGTGAGGCGCGTCAGCACGCCAACTCGACCGAGGGCTGGCTGAGCGAGCAGGAAGGCGCAGAACTCTATCAACTAGCGGCACAGAACAATAAAGGCTGGACGGTCGAGATAGGCAGTTGGAAGGGCAAGAGCACCATCTACCTGGCGGCGGGCGCGCAGGAGAATCAGTATGGAAATAATCATATCGTAGCCATCGACCACTTCCACGGCAGCCCAGAACACAATCAGAATGGGCCGGTCTATACATTGCCGGAGTTCTGGGCGAACCTCGAACGGGCGGGCGTGATAGGCAATGTCAGTACGTTCATCATGCCCAGCGCAAGGGCGGCGGAGTCATGGGGCGCGGAGCCGGTCGGACTGCTGTTCATCGACGGCAACCACGAATACGAGGCGGTCAAGGCCGACCTCGATATGTGGTGGCCGAAGATCGCCCCCGAAGGCATACTCGCGATGCACGACCTGAACTGGGACGGGCCGGCGAGGATCATCAGGGAGGAACTGTTGGGCCGCCCGGACCGGACGATCGAATGGAAGTGCGTGGATACGCTGTTCATCGCGAAGAAGGTAGGATAATGTGCGGAAATCGTAATGATGAAAAGAAGACCGATGGGACAAAGCCAAATCGATTGGCAAATTCCTACGAATCCCGTAGAACTACCGTAAAGGTCTTTCTCGGTATCCCTACTAAGCGCGGCATGGCGCCCCGCATCTTCAATCAGCTCGACACCAAGGCGTTCGAGGCCATCAGGATGAACGATTCGCTCGGCTTGGACGTCGCGCGCAACGAGTTGGTCATCGAGTTCCTCAAGACCAATTGCGACTGGCTATTATTCATGGACGACGATGTTGTCGCGTGCAAGGACCTGATGCGCATCTTCGACGTCGAGGGCGCGCAGATAGTGGCACCATACAGCAACAGCTTCCACGAGGAACCGATAATCTCAGTCTATCAGTGGATGGACGACAAGCGGGAGATGCTCGCCACCATGCCGCGCGAGGCCATGCAGGACGTATTCAAGCGATGTAAGGAAGCGGGCATACGCCCCATCTACCCGATAGGCGACGTGGTCGGGAACTGCTACGCGGTGCGCAGGGGCGTGTTCGCCAGGACGATCGACGAGGACGGCGAGTGGTTCAAGCAGGTGTGGCGTTCCCCGTCGGGCGCGTTGAGGCGTGGCGAGGATACCTATTTCTTCCGGCGGTGCAACGCACTAGGCATCAATGTGCATGTGGCGTTCGACGTGCGGGTCGGTCATCACAAGATGGTGGACATGGCCCAACTCTACGATGCCTATCACGGAGAGGAGTTGAAGTGGGAATGAGCGAAGGAGAGAAGGAAGAGAAAGCATTGGGACCGATCTGCCGGAACTGCGCCAAGGACCTGGGCGAGAACGCGGTCCCGGGCATGTTCTGCTGTCCCCGATGCAAGGACCAGTTCGAGAGGAACGTCAGGAGCAAGAAGGTCATGGCCGCGGTCTGCTGCCGCCAGAGCATCAGCACCGGCACGTTCGCGAGCATTTCAGGAACGGTCTTCGCGGAGATAAAGGTCAATACCGCGTTCCCGCTGGACCAGGCGCGCGACGAACTGATGCACGCATTCCTCGACAACAAGGAACTGACGCACCTGATGTGGGTGGACAGCGACATCGTCCTGCCGCCGAACCTGATAGACCTGTTGCACATCGATGCGCCGTTGGTCAGTCCACTTTGCTGGATCGGCGGCCCAGTCAAGGTCGGCAACAACACATTCTATCTGCCCGTTCCCGGACTGTACCGCTGGAACAAGCCGGGGGAGAAGAATGCGTTCACGACTTGGTCCATCGCGAACATCAAGGACGCAGTTCACCTGGCAAGGAAGGAGAACCGGCATCCGGTAGTCGACGCGGATCTGGTCGGCGGCGGTTGCTGGATGATGGACCGGGCGACGGCCGAGAAGCTGCAGGACGAGCAGGGGAGTTGGTTCAGGCTGACCTGGCAGGAAGGGCAGAAGATACGGCATGGAGAGGACGTCTACTTCTACGAGCGCGCCAGGGACGCAGGCATGAAGTTCAAGGTGCATCTAGGGGTAGAATGCGGCCACATGAAGGAGATAGACTTGAGGTACTTCGGGCACGCGCTCTACGGCATGCTCCCGGCGGAGATGTACGAGAAGTTGGACGAGACGGAGGCAGTGAGAGATGGATGATTTAAGGATTGAGAGGTCAGAGATACGAACAGATCAGGAGGGACAAACCTGAGTATATTGCAGAAGGCAAAGGAAGTCATCGAGAAGGCGGGCATGCGACATCCCGACAAACCCTGGAACGCAGAGATGCCGCAGAAGTACATCGAGGGCAAGAGGCAACAGCGCGTGCAATCGGACGCGATAGAGACGGAAAGCGGAGGCAAGTGTCCTCATTGCGGACGCAACGCGAGGGTGGCTGCGGTCTGGATCACCCGGCGCTACGGCGAGAACGGCAAGACCTACGACCGGTGGCTCGCGCAACAGGAGATAACCTGCGGCAACTGCGGACAGTTCCGGCTGATGGCGACCGACGAGGAAATAGACAGGACGTATGAACGAAAGGGGGATTGAGATGGACGAACAGATCTGGACGGCATACTTCGATGCTGACAAGATTACCCGCAGAGGATACGACTTCCCGAAAGGCACCGTCCTGCGCGTCTCGATGCCCTACGATGCAAGGCAGCCGGACAACCCACTGCACAGCATGGTCCGCGTCCTGAAATCGATGCGGAGGAACATGGGCGTGGCACCGCTGCTTGAACTGAGGGGCGAACCGAACAAGGTCGCGATGACGCAAAATGACTTCGAGGCGAACTTACTCAAGGCGGGATTCACGGTCATCGACATGCCCAAGGGATTCACGGTAGGATGGGGATGAACGACCGCGAACAAGAGGAGAAACTCGCAAAGGCACTTGCGGCGCGCGTCGGCACCGAAGGCGCAGAGAAGAAGGACCGCGGCCCGGGCGAGATGTGCCGAGCGTGTCCCTACAAGGACCGTCGGAACCTCTTGAAACTTCTCGGGGAGACATGACATCAAAGCGCGAAAACCGCGTTCAGACGTAGTAGTGGGCGATGGATGTTGTTCTCTCATAAATCAACAATGACCGGCTAGCCAGACGGTCGGGGGGATGGGATGCGCAAGCGCGAGTCTCGGAATCGCGGGGATAGATGCCAGTTCGCAAGATGCAGGAGACCGGCGGTCGCGCAAGCGCCCTATCATCGGATGAACCGCGAGGACGACCCGGATGAGGACCGCCCGTTGCGGTTCTGCCAGAGGCATGGGAATTGGTGGAGCAGCCACAATCCGAGATTGCGCCTCATCCCGTTAAGGCGGCGCGTCAGATGGTAGACTCTGCATTGGTCGCCCTGTTCAACGAGATGTTCAGGCGCACGGGCCGCCACGAACTCTATCCATATCAAGCCGACCTCCTAGGGCTGAAGAGCCAGTTCACTCTCATCAACAAGAGCAGGCAGATAGGCATATCGAGTTTCGAAGGTTCCTACGCGCTGTTCCGGGCGATACTGCACAATCACAAGGTGTTAGTGGTATCCCCGAGCGAGAGGCAGAGCATCCACTTCAAAGCCTATGTCGATGAGTTCTGGCGCGCCTGGCAGTATTGGCCGGAGATGATCCAGCCCACAGTGAAGGACGACAACAAGCACGAGCTGACGTTCAGGGAGGGCGGGGGCGTCTGGGCATTCCCGAACAGCGCCAGCACCATCAGGGGCTACCCGGCGGACCTGATAATCACCGACGAGTTCGCGCACTTCCTGAACCGGACGGACGCGGACGTAATGGAGGCCATCACCCCGAGCATCAGCAGGGGCGGGCAGTTCATCGGGATAAGCACCCCGTTCGGCGAAGCAAATCTATTCCATGACATCTGGGTGAACCCGCGCACGGACAGCAAGTTCGACAAGGTCCTGATCCCCTACACCGCCTGCCCCGACCTGGATGTGCAGGCGATCCGAGCGAGCGGCGCCTACGACGAACTGAGTTTCAGGCAGGAGTTCCAGAACGAATTCATCGGCGAGGCGAACAGCGAGTTCCCCCTGCAACTCATCATGTCGTGCGTGAACCCGGAACTGTCGTATCTGGACGTGGAGCAGTTGAAGGGCAAGGCATGCGTCGGCGGCTACGACGTGGCGCGCGACCGGGACCTGAGCGCGGTGCATATCTACGAGATCCAAGGGGAAAAGGCGGTGCTGCGCTGCAAGTACGTCTGGGCCGGGGTCCCCTATCTGGAGCAACTGGACCGCCTGAACTACATCCTCGCCCAGCCGAACATGCTACGCTTTAACATCGACAACACGGCCAACAAGGAGATAGACGAGGCGTTGAGGGAGAAGTTCGGCTTCGTCTGGGGCTATCACATGACCAACGAGCTCAAGGCAAGCATGGTCGGCTCGCTCAAGACGCGCTACGAGAAGAAGAACCTAGAGATGCCCGACGACCCCGTCCTGGTAAGGGCCATCAACAGCATCCAGCGCAAGTATTCCGAGACCAACTACCTCAAGTTCGACAGCACTAGGCAGGCGGAGATAGGCCACGCTGACGAGTTCTGGGCGCAAGCGCTCGCACTCTATGATGGGGGCGAGAGCGACCTGGGCGTCGCCTTCGTGCATGATGCCGCACCAGCGAGGCGGGTCGGCGGTTGGTGGGGCAGATGAGACATCAGGAACGGGTATTCGTGGCGGCATACCTGACGGCGGTGGGGTTCACTGGGTTGCTGTTCGCGTTCTCGTTGATCGCCCTGCTGACGACCGGGCGGGTGGTCCTCGCGTTCGATACCATTCACGAGAACGCGTTGGAGGCGGCGATGCTGGCTTCGATGCTTCTCATCTTCGTTGCGTATCTCCCGGCGTTTCAGAGGGCGGTCAGGAAATGATACCGATATATTTTAGGTTGATCGCGTCAGGTCGTGCCCGATGAAGTGCGGACGTTGCGGAGCGTTGCTCACCGTCGGCGGCGAGCGCCTCGATGAGGTTGACGACCGGCTGCGCCTTGAGGCTTATGCATGGGCGACGGACAGCCCGGTCAAATGCTGGAACTGCGGCTGGCAATACTATCCGACCATGAAGCCCAACGACCGCCCCAAGCTCAAGATGGCGCGACCGAAGGCTCTAAGCGAAGACCCCTACAAGGTCTACTCTCGCTTAGGGATGCCTTTGGAGATGGCCCGGCTGATGCGTTCGAAGCAGCATGCTAGGTTCGTTGACGAGGCATTCAGGAGATGACTGGAAAGGGGGTGAGAACGTTATGGCAGAAGAACTGACGCAAGCGGACATCGATGCGGAAAAGGCGGAGTTGGAAGAACTCGAAGCCAAGCTGGCCGCGAAGGGAATGAAGATCGTGGACATCGGCTCGGGCAAGCCGCTCTACAAGAGCAAGATATTCTGGGCGAACATGATCGCGATCGCTGGAATGGTCATTGACCAATTCGGGAACCAATACCTCAGCCCGGAGCAATTCGCCCTGATCCTTGGCGGCGCGCTTCCGATGGTGAACATCGTCCTGCGCTACATGAACAAGGACATCAGCGGCGTCGTGAGCTAGACGCAAACCCCTTACCGTCACCTTTTTACCATGGGATGGAACACTCACACAAAAGGGGATGCAACTGATTGTCCATGACGCTTCGCACAAGGGTTCAGAGGGCGCTCGATGTCCTCATGAAGGCCGATGAGAGATCGGTCGGCAAGGACGCCCCATCTCAGAAGTCCTACGCCGAGGAGATATTCGCCTACGCGGTGTCCAGCCCGCAACAGCCGGGGCAGGCGGAGAGGCGCGTCCCGACTTACATCCTCAGGAGCATGGTCGAACGGTGCGCCCCAGTTCGCTCGTGCATCGAGATCATAGGGCGCGAGGTCACGAGGACCACGAAATACTACGACCGATGCTTCGACTTCTACCCCAAGGACCCCGAAGGCGACGGGGAGATAGGACCAGACGACCCGAAGCGTAACGAATACAGGGCGCTCGAACAACTCCTCCTCATGCCGGACAGGAAGAACCGGCGCAGCTTCCAGCACATCCTCAAGGCCAACGTGACCGACCTCCTGACGTATGACGACTTCTTCACTTCCATCGCCTACGGGGACGACGGCATGCCGATGGCGCTCTACGCGGAGGATGCCGGGAACATCGCCATCCGCTACGACAAGAAGGGCAACATCGGCGACGACACCTACTTCTGCGATTCCTGCCCGCTCGACCGCGAGTTCACCGCAGAGGAGGCGCAACGGCACGGGATGAAATGCCCGGACCATAGGATGCCGCTCAAGGAAACGGCCTATGTTCAGTTCATTGAATCCGCAGGACGTATCACCGCCCGATGGGCCGAGAACGAGATGATCCACGGGCACCTGTTCCACGCCGCGGCGCGCCTGAACGGCACGCCGCTGCTTCTCAGCCTAATGCTCCCGGTCGGCAACATCCTGCTCATGAACGAATGGTTCAATGACAGTTACCGCGACCAGCGCACGCCGCAGGGGCTGACGGTGTTCAAGGGCACGCCGAATGAGAGCGTCAAGCGCCTCGCCCAGGGAGTGGAGAAGGGCGTCGCGTTGAACCCGCACGCGATGGCATGGGTCGGCCTGCCTGAGAACAAGGACGTCCAATTCATCAAGATGCTCGACACCCCGGTCGAGATGCAGTCGCTCGATTGGTACAAGAACTATATCGAGGAGATACACCGCACCTTCGGCGTCGCGCCCGTGGTCGGCGGCATAATCGAGTCGGGCAAGTCGGGGCAGCAACCTGACATGCAGCGCGCAACGAATGCCAACTTCATCGCCGCGATACAGATATGCCTGGCGGAGACCTATACCAACTCGGCGCTGTTCGAGGCGTTCAACGTCGTCAACTGGTACATGGGCTTCCCACCGGGCGAGGAGGAGGACGAGCTGATGGAAGCTCAGACCTCCGGGGCATGGGCGAGCGCGGCCGCGGCGTGGAGGAACGCAGGCTACGATACCGCGTTAGACGAGGACGGGCGGGTCTATCCGACCGAGAAATCGGCGGTGATCCCTTCTGCAGGAGGCTTCCCCCCTGAATCGGGGTTTTCACAACCCCCCACTTTGTCCGCGAATGTGAACGGGCCAGCGCCAGGGCAGGCACCCGCCAATGCCTTCGAGGGCAACCCAAAAATGGCGGGCAAGGCCGCACGATATGACGATCTAGTGTTGCTCATGAAGTCGGCACCGGGTCCGCGCAACATCGACCCGGCCGCCGCGATCGCGGGGCTACGCAAGGACGAGTTGGAGTTCTACCGTAATCTGGATGACACTTACAGGGCCATAATTGACAATGGCATTGCACGCATGGCGGCCTTGAAGGACCCCACCGCGGCGAGGTTGCAGAAGGAAGCTGACCAAATCGTCGCAGAATTACGACAGGAACTCGTGAAATCGGCACGAATCTCGGTCGACCGCCTCTATTCGGATGGATTCAAGGCGGGCGGCGTGGGCGTGGAATGGACCGCAAGGGAGGATGCGGCGGTCGACTACCTGTTCAACAAGTGGCCGGGCGTCCAATCGGTCCTGCCGGAGTTCGGCAATGCGCAGCAAAGGGCGTTCAGCGATGCGATAGCGAAGACCTTCACCGAGCCGGGCAAGGCGGACTGGCATCTAGCCCTCGATGAGATGCGCAAGGTCAGCGACGGCGAGTCATGGAAACTAGCAAGGATAGCAAGGAGCGAGGCGACCTACATAGCCAACCAGGGCAGGGCGCAATCATACAAGACCGCAGACCCAATGGGGACGGCCCTCTACGATTGGATTCCGGCGCCCGATGCTTGCGACGGTTGCATGGAATTCGCTGCCAATGGCCCATACACCTTGGATGAACTGATGACCAAGTCGAATGGCGGCAGTCTGCATCCGAATGAACGATGTACGTTCGTGCTCAGGCCGATGCTCGGAGGCGTCTGATGGTCCGGATCGAGGTCAATATCAAGGACTTCGCCGCCCACCTCGATGCCTTGCGCTCGAAGATCCCGGACATTCTGAACGAGACCACCCATGAGATCGGCAATACCGCTTACTATTGGTCGCAGGTCTATTGTCCGGTCAAGTCCGGCAATCTCAAACTGAGGTCGGGCAATGATGTGACCGTTCCGATGCGTTCGACCATTTGGTATGCCGCACCCTATGCGTCGTACGTCGAGTTCGGCACAGGAATCTACGGGCCAGAAGGCGCGCCAATACTTATCACGCCGAAGACCAAGAAGGCGCTTCATTGGACCGACGGCGAGGGCGAGCACTTCGCGAAATACGTCATTCAGATGGGCATGCCTCCGCGGGCATTCCTGCGCGGGGGCGTGGAGGTGGCAAGGCAGCAAGCGGATGCGATAGCCAGCGCCATCTTCGAGAAGAACGTGGGAGGGTTGTGACATGGGCTTTGGTGAGGAATACCAAGGGATGACACCCGAAATGGTCATGGTCGAGATAGCCACCCGGCTCAAGAGCATCGAGGGGAAGGTCGATAAGATACAGTGTCCTTCGCCGAAGTGCGCGAATCACGAGCAGCGCATCGCCGAGCAGGAGCGGGTCAAGAAGGAGTTGGACGAAAAGGCCGTCAGCAAGCGGGAAATCGTCCTCTGGGCGATCGGCATCGTTGCGATGACCATAGCATCGAACTTCGCATTGATACTTTCATTCAAAGGAGGATAGGAACATGACAGGATGGGAACTTGAATCGGCGGACCCAAATCGTCCATTCGTGAACAAAGGCAACTGGCAATACGACTTCGAGATAGACAGCGCCGACCCATTAACGGGCATTGTCAGCGGCTTCGCGAGCATCGAAGGGATTGACAAAGCGGGCGACATGATAACGATGGAGGCGTTCCAGAAGGCCCTCGCCCGCCTGAAAGATGACGGCGTGGATCTGCCTCTCGCCTACGGGCACAAGGACGGAATCAACGTCGGCAAGGTGACGGATGCGGCCTTCCTGATGGACAGCAACCCCCGCAAGTTCTGGATACAGGGCAAGATAAACAAGTCCAAGGCTGGCAAGGCCGCGATGGACGGGATAGTCAAAGGCCGCAATCCAGATTACAAGGGCGAGGACGCGATACGAGCTTTCTCAATAGGCGGCTCGGCTCTCTCGAAAGTCCGCTATTGCAGCCAGTCGGGCATGTGCTTCAACAAGATAGACGACCTGGAACTGTATCACGTCGGCCTGGTCTTCAACCCGATGAACACGGGCAGCCTCATCATGGCGATAAAGGGCTGTTTGCCCGAAATCCGAAAGGTTGATTACCCCAAAGCGTCAGAGGCCGCCTCAGAGGGCAGCATTATACCTGACGGGGATGGGGTAAACAAGGGCAGCGATGAGAAAGAGATCGTTCTGAACGACAGCGTCATCGCCGCATCCCTGAAGAAGAAAGGGTGGTCCGTCATACCACCGCCCGATCTGCTCATGAAGCCGATGGGCGATTACGCCGACTTCGCGGACTGCGTCTCGAAGAACCACGACAAGGAGAATCCAGAGGCATACTGTGGAGCCATCAAGCACCAGATAGAAGGAAAAGGGGAACTGAAGATGCCAGAAGAGAAGAAGCCAGACATGCAGAAGGAACAGAAGGAGCCAGTCGCAGCCGTGGTGCAAGCCGCGGCTTCACCGACCCAGCCGCCAACGCCGCCAGCGCAACCGGCAGCACCGGCCATCGACTACAAGGCGAAGTACGAAGAGGTCGAGGCCAAGAACAGGGAGCTGACAATGAAGATGGAGGCGATCGAGGCTGAGAAGAAACTGAACGCGAAGGCTGAGGCAGCGCCTGCAGCCCAGGCACCCGCCGTAGCGATGGGGCAACAGCCCGACCGCAAGGGCGTCGTTCAGAGTTCGGGCCCGCTAGCGGGTCAGAGCGCGGGAGTGTCTGTAATGGAAATGGCGCGCGACCTGAACGAGAAGAAGGCACCGTTGGTGCCCGACAATTGAGGCGAACCATGAACGACAACCGCGTAAAGACCTACAACGATATGGTGGAAGCTGCCTATCGCAAGCAGTTTTCCGCCCTAGGAGTGGACGTGGGCCGCATGAGCGACCTGCTCATGAAGGACGACCCCGTGATCAATGCGACGGCGGTATCCACGGCGATGCTCGGTCCAAGAACCTTTATGAATTTGGACCAGAACAGCGTCCTTTGGAAGATATTGCCGAAGATAGACTTCCAGACCGCGAAGTCCGGGGTGCGCATCGTCACCGCGCACGCGACCGCAGCGGCCGGAGTGGCAGAAACCGGGGCATTGGTAGCTACCGACAAGCCCGACCTGGCGACCTACAACATCACCCTGAAGCGCCTGAACTATACCTGGGACATCACCGAATTGGCAACGGTCAAGTCGGCGGCCGAGGACGGCAAGGCCGGGGGAGAATCGAACTGGCAGGCGCAGTATGCGATGGACTTCTTCGCGAGGTGCATCGACACGGCGCTCCTGACCCAGAACGGGACGACCGCGGACGCATTGCCCGAATCGCTCGACCGCATGATCGCAGGCGGATACGAAGTTGACAACAACTCTGACAGCGCGAACGCATCCTACACCGCGAATGATGTGGACTGGTACACCCTGGACAGGGACTCTACCTACACCTACGATGCTCAGGTCGGCTACGGAACATCTGCGGTGGACCGCGCATTGACCGTGAACCTGATCGACGAGAAGATGCAGTTGGCCGAGGACTACGGCATGAAGCCCGAGAGGGCGGCGATGCTGACAAAGTCCGACACATTGGCCGATTGGGCGGCTCTCGTGAGCGGCAACCAGCGGTTCAACGACTACATCAGCGTGTCCTTCGGAGTGAACGGCGTGCAGAGCGAGAAGGGCAGGGAGACCGGGAGCAGGGTCGCATCCTACAACGACATCCCGATCTTCAAGAGCCCACAGGTGGTCGCGGACGGAGCGGGCCGTATCTACGGCATCAGCCTGGACCACGTGGAATACCGCGTCGCAAGCCCGGTAAGGCACCTGACGAGCCCGATATCGAACGCCATACTGCACGACGCCTTCGAAGAGAGGCACAGCCTGGACCTGTTCGGGGAACTGACCGCATTGGCCTTCGCTCCGCACTTCAAGATACGCGACCTGGCGTGAGGGAGGTAAGGGAACATGGCTAACGGACCAAGAACGAAAGCAAGGTCAGCCTGTCCTATCTTCTCCGACATGAACGGGTGCAAGCTCGAAGCGCCGATGATCATCGGCGAGTTCGGCCAAGCGATGGGCGTGACCATTCCCGCAGATCCCGATGGGAACACAGCGGGATTGTTCTCCGTCTATCCAGAGTGCAAGTCGACCGATTCGGTACTACCAGCACTCACAGTTCAGGCTGGAGTGTATAGCCGATACCTGGTGAACAAGGCGCAGACCGCAGACGTATCGATCTTCGGCGGCCAGTTCATGATGCGCGTGAAAGCGAATCTAGCGAACGGAGTTCACGCGGGATTGTGGGCGGCATACGAGCAGTCCGGGACTGTAACGACGACCTACGTTGAAGCGGCGGCGATATGCTCGGTCGAATGTGCGACGACCCTGACAGCGACGAACCTTTACGGGCTTGTCATCAACTCGAACGCGGCGGCGGCGACCATCACGAACTTCGCCGCGATAAATGTCGGAGGCGCTGGAGCGAAGGCGTTTGACTACATACTCGATGTGTCTTCAGGCGGTGCTCCAGTCGTTGCGTTCGCCCGCTTCACGGCGGTTACGAGCGTCATCAACACGACCACGACCGTTTCCGCGACACAGGCCGGCTACATCCTGGTCAAGATCGGGACAGTATCGAAGCACATCCCGTTGTACACGGTCTAGGGGAACTGAGAAAAATGGAAGGAACCGAACCTGAACTTGAGTTGAAAGCGGTGGAAAAACCGAAGATGCGAGAGATGGTCATCGAGACCGATGGCGCGGCCGTCAACATCAAGAAGACCGAACTGACGCCTCTTGAGGTCAAGGAGATCTGCCGCATGCTGCTCAAGCAGCTAGGGGGCTAAACACTAACGATCGCGCCGTCCCGGCCTTTTCTGCGGGACGGCAAACAGCTTACCAATCGGAGGACCAAGATGCCAACGAACATCATCAAGGGAGCGTTCTTCAGCTCCAATCTGACGATCACAGCCAATACTACCTATTCAAGCACTACGCCCGAGAAACCGTTGGAGAACATCAGGGAGATGACGGTATCCGTCAAGGCGACGGGGGCGAACGCCTCATCCTCGGGGACGGTCACGGCCGCCTTCCAAGTGAACGTGGGCGACAACAATTGGACCACGAGCGAGATGGAGACGGTCACCTGCGCCCTCTCAGGAACGGCCAGCGTCGTCGGCCTGCCTAAGATACTCAACGTCAACTCCATGACGGCGATACGCGTCTCGCGCATAACGAACGGCGATGCGACCTATGCCATCAGCGGCGTGAACGTGATCTACGACCTGGTCAATCGGTGAGATGAAGGAGCATCAATAAGGTCTGGGCCGATGGCGAACAAGACGTGGAACAACGCCGGCGCGGGCAACGCTAGCACTGGAACATGGAGCCCAGTCGGAGCTCCCGTCGCCGGCGACAACATTATTTTCGATGCAACCTCGGTCCAGAACTGTACGTGGGACATAGCGGCCACGTTCGGTACCTTCACGATCGCCGCCACTTACTCAGGCACTATCACGCAAGGTGCTGTCGATTTCGGGTATTCGGATTTCAGCATGGCGGGGGGGGGTTGGAAGGGAGCTTACACTCGGTGGCAGTCGTGTTCGGGGAACTTCACGCAGACCGCTGGGGTGATTGATTCTGATACTACATGGATTAAATTGATTGGAGTTGGAAAGACGGTCAGGACCGTATCCAGCGTCACTGCGGCTGGACAGAATTGGTGGTTCACTGGATCATATACTATTAACACCTGTTTCGCATTCCGAGGAACGCTGACCATTGACGGTTCGCTGACCACTTCGGTGGCGATATATACCCATTGGAACGCTATTGCGTTGGTTGGAGGTTCTGGTACATTATATTGTTCTGGGGCAGCTGAGATCGCCTTCGCAGTTTATAATGCAGACAAGCACGTTAGTTTCCCGACGATTTCTGGCCTCCTGAAGATCACCTTTGGTGCCGACTGGTCAATAACTGGGCCCCGGAGTTATATTCTTGACAAAGATTTGAGTGCCGGCATCATCCTCGTAACAGATAGTGGCAACCACAATTTCGTGACTCTGAATGTGAATGGCAAATCCCTCTCCGCCACCTCCATCACCGCATCCACCAGGGGCATCATCTCATCGAGCGTGGCGGGTGCGAAGATCGACGCAGGCACCGGCGGAATAACCGCGAGCGCGAACGGAACGATCACCGCCACGAACATCTCAGAAATAAAGAGCCAAGGCAACATCGATGTCAGCGCGGGGACATGGACGCCGGGAACGGGGCCGGTCATCATCCACGGCACCGTGACCCCGAAGACGGTGAAGACCGGGGCCGGGCAGACGTTCTACGACCTCATCTGCGAGCGGCCGATAAAGCTCCTGTCCAACATCTCGGTAACGCACATCTTCGCGCACACCGACCCGGTGGATCTCAACAGTTATGCGGTCACGATGACCGATCCATATCTTGAATATACTTGCCTCCGAGTGCCGTTCGTGCGGCAGTTCTCCAAGAAGCAGATAGGCGGCATGGCGGCGAACGCCTTGCTTGAAGACATAGAGAAGGTGATCTAAGATGACAGCAGGCGGAACCCTCAACCTCAACGGCGGGACGACGACCCTCTCGGCCGACACAACTTACACATACCTCTTGGTCACGGACACGAGCGGTGGTCACAACGGCACCCTGGTCATGGGGGCGGGGACCGTGTTGCAGTTCGACGACACCGCCGGGGCGGGATTCGCATCGGCTGCCACTGCGATAACGATCACCATCGTCGGCACCGCGACGAACAAGGCTCAGATCAAGTCCGCCGAAACGCTGCCGCACAATGCCTGGACGATGCCCGCCGTGACGACCACAATGACGGCGACAAGGTGCAGGTTCAAGGGATTCAGCGGCGCGCAGTCGGCCGCCGCATGGACCTTCACGAACTGCGACTTCGGCGAGGACACCTACTGTTCCGTGCAGGACGTTAGGGACATCACCAACGCCTCGGCAACGGGCTTGATGGCCGTCAGCAACGCGCAGATCGAGCGGTTCATCGCCGACGCGGTCAGCGAGATAGACGACCGGACGAACAAAACGTGGAGCGAGCAGACGGCCACGGACGAGATATACGAATGGGACGGAAGCCCGATACTGAAGTTGCGCAACTACCCGGTCATCTCGATAACCACCCTCTACTACCGCGACGGCAGCAGCACCTACGAACTGATGACGTCGGGTGCCGAGGAGGACTACTACTTATCAGAGGACAACAAGAGGACCGGATTCGTGGAACTGTTGCAATCGCCATACTATCCGATCCAGGCGGTCAAGGTCACCTACCAATACGGCGTAACGGCCGTGCCCTACAAGGTGCGCAAACTGTGCGCCAAGATGGCCGCGGTGCCGACCTTCGAGGCGATGCAGGGTGCGGGCCACAAGTCCATCTACGCCGACCGGATCGCCGCATTGGAGAAGCAGGTCGATTCCCTGCTCGCGGAACTCGGAAGCGACATCGAGGTCTACGTCTCGCCGCCGCCGTCATATGATGCCTCGCGGAGGTGGCCGTATTGACGACCGACTACGCCGACTCGCTCAAGACCCTGTTCTCCGGTCAATGGACGGCGGCCAACCTGACCAATGCGTTCACGCCCAGCTTCAGCATCGAGTGGCACCGTGAATCATGGAACGTGACGCGGCTGGTGATGATACGCGAGCTGATGGCCCCGCGCACCATCGAGGACTGCTCCAACGCCTTCCACCGCATCGACGCTGTTTACCAAATAGACTGTTGGGCGAACGACCGCACCGACATCATGGAAATGCGGACGGAGATGGACCGCATCGTGAACGCGAACAACAACAATCCGGCGACCGGCTTGTGCTTCATGGTGCAGCGGCGCTGGACGGACAACTCGTTCCTTGAACGAGAACTTTATAGGATGACGCTGGAACTTCTGGTCATCTACTACGAGGCGGCATGAGGAGAGGGAAATGGCAAACACATACATGACGGGCGAGGTAAGGCGGCTCTATTTCAGCGCGGAATCGACATACGGGACGAGTTTGACAACGGCCCTGACCTATACCGGAGTGCCGGTCAGCATCAAGCCGAAGGTCAATTTCAACGTCGAGGAAGAATTCGTGACCGGCTCGCGTGGTTTCAATAGCGTTTCGCGCGGTCCATACGAAGCCGGATTCTCCTACTCGGGGAAGGCGCAAGCCGTTTCATCTGCCTACGACTGGACAAAGTTCTTCGCCCTCTATGCCTTCGGCGCGACAAGTGGGATCCAGGATGGAACGACCACATACGGAAGGCTCGGTTCATTCACCGCAGAAGTAGGAAAGACGCAAGGAGCGACCAGTTATTATAATCTATACAACGGTTGCATGATCGACGAGTTGAAGATCTCCGCGGACGCGCCGGGCAAGGCCATAATGTTCGATGCCGAGATACTCGCGCAATACGTTGAAGCCAATACGACCAAGACCTATGCCGCGTTCCAAAGCATCGTCATCGGAGCCGATCCAACGATAGTAACTACCGCAATCCTAACGTGGAAAGGCATTCTCCAGATCAACATCGGCGCCGGTGGATTAACGAACGTCCATCCGACGAAGTGGTCGCTGACCGTAAGGAACAACTTACAGCGCGAACCGGGCGTCAAGACCGGAAACGACGCGGTAAAATATCCGTTAGCCGCGATCGACATCTCCGAAGGAAAACGCCAGATCATCTTCGAGATGACGTTGCCAGCAAAGAACGAAACCTATACCGCCGCGAAGTTGGCGAACTCGGCGGTCACGGCGCTGACAATCCCGATCGACGATGAAACCGTTACGCTGGCTGGCGGCATATTCGTGGCCGACGATCTGCCGGAACTGAAGCAAGACCTGAACGAGGAAACCGTGAAGATGATCTTCAACGGACTGACGATAGCGTAAGGGGCGGATGGAATTGGACAAGAGGGACCTGATAGAGTTCGACAGCGAACTGCCGGATGACGTGAGGAAGAACCTAGTGCCAGCGAAGGCCATACTGACCGAGCATCGCAAGCGGTGGGCCGTCATGACCGCGCAGGGTTACGTCGTCATCAAGAAGATAAGCAAATTCGACCGCGATGACCTGAGCATGCAACTGATGCGCGACCCGGAATACGCCAGATTGGCGGAGGACTACAAGCCACTCTGGAACACCATCAAGGCGAAGGGCGAACTCTCGGGCGAGGACATGCAACGTTTGGTCGAGATGGGCGCGAAGATGGCGGTCAAGCAGCGCATATTCACCTTGGCATGCATCCAGGAACCTGCATGGGTGAAGACCCTAGAGGACCTCGACGGACTGCTCTCGTCCCTGCCCGATGCGGAGGCGGATGCGCTTTACAATGTGCTCACCGAGGCGGTCGCCCCCGGTCCCGAGACGCGCATATCGGGCGGCGTCCTGGCGATGGCGCAGCGTTTCGGCATTCCCCTGCCGGGCGACCTGACCCTTGAGAACATGACCGGGACGCAAGCGGACGCGCTGATCGGGGAGATGGAGGACGAGGCGCACGCGGTGGTGGCGGCGCGGGAGAGGTTCAATGCCGCTTCCAAGCCTGCTTGAACACACGTTCACCGTCGCGGACCAGACCGTCGGGCCAATGGAATCCTTGGCTCAAAGTTACTACCATCTGCCCGAGCCGACCGGAACGGGGCAGTTCGATGGCGCGACATCCCGCATCGATTCCAGCATGAAGGGCCTTGTCAACGTTCGCGGAATGTCTAACATAATATGGTCGATGACCGCCCTCGGGCTGATGGGAGGGGATACCGGGCGCGTCCTCGAGGCGGTATATCGGGCGGCCATCGTGAACTACTCCATCTGGATGGTATACGAGGGAATAACCGCGGCAGTCAATGCGCAGGCGGCCATCACCACCGCGGCGGCGGTCGCCGAGACGATCGCGCACGCCGCGGCGCAGGACTGGGCCAACATCGCACTCGCCGTCAGCATGGCGGCCCTCGCCTATTCCACCTTCCAGTTCGCGAGCGGCTCATGGGAGTTGCCGTCCTTCGACATGGGCAATCCGTCCGAGCGCAGGCAGGCCCTGAATGACGCAAGAGCGCAGGCGGTGGTCTGATGGCAGAGGGGATGAGCGCGGAACTTGAGTATGTCTTCACCGCGACCGACGCGGTCACCGGCACATTGGACAACATCGCCGCGGCGAACCGCACGTCCCTGGACCTCACGAACCAGGCCACGGTCGCCACGCAACAGCAGGCGCAGACCACGCAAGAAGGCTCGGCGGCGGTGCGCGAATACACCGCGGTCACCGGAACGGAGGCCAAGGCGTTCGACGAGGCGGCGGCCGCCAATCAGAGGCTGAGTGCCGCAGGAGAGCGCGGCTACGCGGTCACCGAGAGGCAGAACATCGCCTTCATGACTCAGCAGATAGCGGTCATGAGCACCTACCGCGGGATGACCAGGCTTACTTCATCAATGCACGAGCTGGGCCTGATAAGCGACAGCACCGCCGCCTTCATGCAGAAGGTCAACGCCGCGGTCGGCTTGGTGGTCGGTGGCTTCCAGTTGCTGCGCGGCGCGATCCAGATAGTGACCATGCTCAGGTCGGCGACGGTGGGGTTGGCGGTAGCGGAGACATATCTCAGCGTGCTGCGCAAGGGGCCGATGGCCGTGGCCCTGGTCGGCGCGGGGATCGGCGCGGCCGCTGGGATAGGTGGGTATCTGCTCGGCCAAGGGCAGGGATCAAGCCAGACGGTGAATCAGACGGTGAACTTCCCAGAGGGCGGTGCGGGAACGACCGAGCAGAGGGCGGCGGCCAGGGACACGCTTGAGATAATGGGGGGTCTGTAAATGGCGAGCATAAGCAGCGCGGCGACGGGCAACTGGAACACGACCTCGACCTGGGTAGGCGGCGTAGTGCCGGGAGTGAACGACAACGTGTCCCTGTTGGCTACCCATACCGTGACGGTCAACGCCGCCTCCATCAAAGCCTACACGGTCGACATTGCGAACAGCGCGGTCCTCCATCTCCATTATGATTTCGGCGTCACCTCCTACATCACCATGAATGTGTCTGGATCGCTTACCCACGATGGCGTCTATTCCACCCCCCTCAAGGTCTACAACGCGACGGCCACCAAACCGAGGTTCTTCATCTACGAGGGCGCGGGCGGGCGCCTGCAATCGCGCTTCCTGCGCTTCGAGAACTTCCAGTGGACGCTTGGAGTATTGCCAGACACGTTGGGGCCGCATGTCATATTCAATACTGGCGCATCCGGGTCGCCCATAATCAACAGCGTTACCCCGCCTCGGCGCGACCAAGTGATAACCAACCACTTCTGCGAGGGCCGGGACAAGGGAAGGGTGTATCGCAGGGGCGGACAGGCGGGCGTCATCACGGTCGTCGGCAAACTTCCCTGGGACTCGTTCGCCATCGACCGCATAAATCAGATGAAGGAGGAAAGCGGCAATGGCAATCACGTCGCCCTCGTCACGGAATACGTCAGCGTCGACAACGCATTCATCGAGGACTTCCGTTGTTCTCCCAGGGGCGGCGAACTGAACGTGCCGTTCACTCTCACACTGGTGGAGGACATATAGATGCCAGTCGCCCAATTCGAGGTTTTGATAAGCCACGATACGGCCACGGCGACGATCTACAGCGGCGCCGACGACCGCCAACTCACATCGACGAACGCGACCTTCGCGGGAGCGCGCGACGATGCGACAGGAGGGGTCGTCAACGTCGGCAACGTCGCGGATGAGTTATTGCACAACTCATGGAATACCTCTTTAAATTTCATCATGTACCGCGCGGCCATCTGGTTCGACCTCTCCTCCATTCCCGCCGGTTCTACCATACTCTCTGCCGTTCTAAGCCTATTCGTATCGAACAACAACCGATGGGACGATGGCGCGCCGCAGACCGGGATGAGCATTTGCGCCGCGGAGGCCGGATACCCATCCCAGCCGCCAGTCACCGGCGACTACGACAGGACGCGCATAGGCGCGGCCATCGCCACGACAACCAGTTTCACGGCCAACGCATACAACGATTTCGTCATCCCGGTGGGGAACCTCGTTGCGGGCGCGCAGAACCCTTTCTATTTGCGGATAAAGGGGGACGTTGACAATACCGCCCCCACATCCGGCACGAATCACTACAACCAGATGGGCGCGTATCTCGGCACGGCGACATCGCAGACGCACCGGCCGAGGTTGGTCATCACCTACATACCGGCGACCGTCCTCACGACATACAGCGGCGCTGACGACAGGCGCCTGAGCAGCACCGCCGAAACGACCTTCACCGGAGCGAGGGACGCCGCGACCGCCCCTTCCCAGGACATCGGCGATGTCTATTCGCATCTAATTCACTGCTCTGGCATCGTGAACGGCGGAACACACTATTACATCTACAGGGGGGCCATCCACTTCGACCTGAGCGCCATCCCGGCGGATGCGACGATCATCTCGGCGACTCTGGGATTGTATATCGTCGGCACGGCGTTCGATGACGGACCTCCGCAGCGTGGGTTGAGCGTGTGCGTTCCAGTTTACAGTTACCCATCAAGGCCAGCGGTCGATGCCGATTACGTCAAGACGCGCATCGGTGCCGCCGTTGCCTCGGTCACCAGTTTCACGAATGGGATATACAATGATTTCACCATCCCGGCCGTCAATATAACCCCGGGAGGATGGAACGCCTTCTATCTGAGAATGAAAGGCGACGTCGATAACACTGCCCCGGGGGTAGGCGGCACGAACTACGTCGAAACATATCTAGGAACTGCCACACTGGAAGGGCATCGACCGAGACTGGTCATCACATATATGGACACTGGACCGTTCATCAAATATACCGACAACTCCAACGATTCGCGCATCATGGGCCGCGAGTTCCATCATACGGAGAACCATCCGCGCAAGGTCGTCTTCAAGCTCGACAATGCCACTACGGTCGCCGCCGATAACCTTCTCAGTTCCAGTTTCACCGGATGGAGCGACGGCGTGGCGCAGGCGTTGGATGAGGGCGATTCGGTCCGGTATTATCTCTATCCGACTTTGACCGGGGAGAAGACGCGGGTCTTCGACGGCGCGATCCAGAAAATGAGCGAAGGCAGCGATGGCATCCTTACCGTGGAGGCTTGCGATTGGCTTCAATGGTTCGAGAACCAGAAGATAGGCAAGACGGTCTACAAGAACTACCGCGACTCGGTCAAGAAGGACCTGGCCTGGGTAGATGCCAACAACCGATACGAGATAACGGGGATAACAGACGCTGGAATATTGCAGCCATTGGTCTCGCTTCAGGTGGCAAGCAACGATGAGTGCATAGACCTGGGCGACTCAGGGGATAGCACATACAATATTAAACAGGCGGCCATAGCGCAGAAGTTCTATGCGACCAAGCCATTGATGTGCGGCGTCGGTCTCTCCAGCCCCGGCCTGGTGCATTCACCGCCCGATGTTCAATTCAAGATACTGCCCTGCAATTCGAGCGGCAACCCGGACACCACTGCGCCGCTGCTTGAGGGAACGATAGGCGTGGACGGCGGCACGACCGGCTCTCCGTGGTATTGGCCCTGGACCTACTGGTTCGACGAACCGCTGGAACTGGTCGTCGGCAGACCCTACTACATCTACCTCAACGAGCCGAGCGCGACGGACCAGTACGTCGATATAGAGGATGCGCCGCGCTACGAGGTGACCGAATACAAATACTGGAATGGTGCCGCATGGGTCGCGGTCACGGACCACGTCCTGTTATCGAGCATCCATCAGGCCGAGTACGTCGACGTGCCTCCAGGGGACTATGCCGTCGATGAGGCGGCGGACAAGATCTACATCTACAAGCGCCCCTCCGGCATGAAACAGGCCAAGTTCTTCAACGCCGTCGCCGGCATGCAGGACGAGGCATATGTCAACAAGCGCTGCCTGCTGCACTATTACTATGGCACAAGGACGCTGGAAGAGGCGTTCACCAGCCTTATCGGATTGGATCCGGACGTAACGGCGTCGGTATCGACGGATTGCGACCGCACCCTGCCCCTTTACCGCACCAAGGGCAAGTCCTTGGGCGAATGCCTGCGCGAACTTAGCGACCTGTTCGAGACGAGCGGGACCTATTCGGGATACCAACACGCGATCGGGCACTACCGCCTGGGCGGGATAGACTACATCAAGGCGGGACATCGGTACGCTCTGAGCGACGCCTCGGTCGCGACCTTCAGCGATTCGTCGGCCACGGACGAGGAGCTGCGCATAACCGGTTGCAGCCTGACGAAGAAGGCGGGCGACCGGCCGAGCGGCGTCATCGTCGTGGGCAAGGACGCATTCGGCTATCCATTGGTGGCCGCACGGGACGACAGGGGCAAGGCGGACAGCTTCCGCGTCAAGTGCAAGTTCCCAGTCGTGGAGCAGATATTCGACGACAACCTGAAGACGCTCGCGGATGTGAACGATGCCGCGTTCAGATACCTCGATTCGGTATCGAGGGACATCTGGGAAGGTCAGATCACGGTATCCGGTATCTACCCGGAGCTCATGCGCCTGTTGACATCTAGCAAATACTACGGCAGTGGGCGCATCATCACCCTGAATTACGCCAAGTTGGGCATAAGCGCCCTCAAAATGAAAGTGACGGGCATCGTAGTGCGGGAGGATTCGACGGAGATCACCGTCAACAACACTGACAGTCTTCTGGTCAATTGGCTCACGAAGACCGTCGGGAGGTCGGAGAAATCGGAATCGTTCACCAGCCCGGAGGACCTGCAAGGCCATTATTTCTTCAGCTGCTGGGAGAACGCCGTCCACGATGGCACATACTACATGCAACTCTGCAATGCCAGTGGGGTGGCAATAACTGGCAGCACCCGCGTCCTATGCACCAAGTTCCCCTCCGCCTCGTATTCAAGCGGCGGGTACAACACGATCTCCTACCATGCCGAGTTCGAGATGGACAATGGGTACACGATCGACGGCACGGATGTCATAACTCATATCGAACTCTATGCGGCGGCGACGGGCGGAAGCGCGGTCACGCAGTATGCTTTAAGGACGGCGGAACAATTCCCGAAATGGAAGACGCAAAGGATAATCTGCGAATATACGGTGAAAGCGAGTTGAGAACATGGCAAGCCAATACACGAAAGGCGCGTTGACGGTCGGGGGTTTCAAGGTGGGGCGCTTCAAGGTCCTGCCCGCGGGTTCGGATGGGCAGGTCCTGACGGTCGATTCCTCTCAAGACATCGGCCTGAAATACGTGACATTAGCCACTGGCGGGGTGACGAACGGCGACGCTCATGACCATTACGGAGGCGACGGCGCTCAGATCGACTTTACGAACCTTGGCAATAAGCCGACGTTGGGCGATTCCGCCGCCAAGAACGTGGGGACGGGGGCGAACGATGTCGCGGCTGGCAACAGGGGCGTGACCAACGGGGACTCGCACGACCACAACGGCGGGGATGGTGCGCAGATCGCCTACGCCTCGCTTTCAGGGACGCCGATCCTGCCGCTGGACGTCTCATCCTGCCGCCGCACCGGGTCCACGCGCGAACATTGGTACACCATGCCAACCACAGGAACGGCGCTGGGAGCGAGCGGAGCGTTGGCATCGGGCCGCATGTACGCCATCCCATTCTATTGCCCGAAGACCATCATCCTGGACACCATCGCCATCAACGTCACGACGACCGCGAGCGGAGCTGCTTGCCGCCTCGGGATCTACAACTGCACGAACAACAACGAACCGGGAACGCTTCTTATCGATGCTGGCGTAACCGTGAATACAACGACGGGCGTCAAGACCGTCGCTTGCGTTCAAAGCCTGACGGGCGGCAACACGTATTGGCTGGCTATGCTGTCGAACAACGCCACGCACGCGGTGAGGGCCGCGCCGGTGGCCGCCGTCCTGAATGTTCTCGGATTCGACAATACCCTTGGAACCGCCGGCATCAACTACTACTATGCCGCCCAGACCTATGGCGCCCTGCCCGGAACATTCCCGACGGTCACCAATGGCACTGGGGCCACCCCCCTGGTGTTCGTCAGACTGAGCGCCTAGAGGCTCGCACAGGCTGTTGCGGTGAGGCCGATCTGCGAATCGACTACACGGCCATCGATATATGCCTTGACGACGACATTGATTCGATCTCGGCTCTCGACGACGATATTGGCCGTCATCGCTCCGGTCATCTTCCATTCGAAATGGCCGGTGCCGTCGAAGTTGAGCCGGTGAATGATGTCTCCCTCTATGTAATTGATGATCACGAGATACCTTCCGCCATCCGCCGTCAACTTGATCTCGGGCCGATGCAGCGGTCCCAGGAAAAGAAGGAGGAGCGCGGCCATGATAATTAGACTCACCATGAATACGACGGTCTTCTTCCTGCTGGACCGCAGAGATACCGCTTTCGCTAATCTTGCCGAAAGGTTCTTAACAGTCGACGCGCAACGGAATCCTGCCCCAATACTCATAGGCTGCAAAACCCTGAGAGGCGAGGGGGCTTTCAAAACGCCAATAGCATTCACGTTGACCCTATCGTTGGAAAGGCCGATAGAACCGCAGGAATACGAAACCTGCCGGAAGGTCATCGAGGGTTGCAGGGATGAATTACGGGTCATCCTCGCACCTCGATGATCTGTCCACTTATCTTCTTGCGCTGGAACTCCACCTCCTTCCTGATGGCGCATCGCAAGAAGTCAGAGCGGTCTGAATAATCCGTCTTTCTCGTGGCAAGGAGTCGGTCCATCTCGTCGTTGATTCCCGCCGGAAGTCTCACTGTTACGATCACGTTCGTCGTTGATGCCGTCTTCTTTGGCATAGGTGTAATACAAAACAGTGGGTGGTCATATATAGATTTAGCCCAATTATTATCAAAAGATACAAGCGAAAAGATTATATCCTTCAATGTATTACAAGCCTCAATGAACACGCCGGTGGTAAGCCTTCGATTGAAACCCGAATTGGACGCAAAGGTCATGAGGTCCGTCCGGTCGGGTAGGTTCGCCACCAGGACCGAGGCGATCTCTCGGGCCGTCTCAGAGTTCTTCGGGGAGTCTGATCCAGATGGCAACTGACCGCATCATCGGCCTGCCCGGATGGCCCTACCGCATCCTGCGCGCCCTGACGTTGACCGCCTGGGCGTACAGCACGTTGGTCTGGCTCTACCTCGCTGCAAGGATAATCATCAATGGGGTCGCCTTCGACTCATTGTTCATCGATGCGATACCCTGGCTGGGGACGTTCCTGCAGCTGGCGGAAGCGTCGTTCCTCATCAGCATGGTCTCGTTCTTCATCTATCTCGTAGTCTTCTGGAGGGATGGGCGATGAGCAAGCACCATATGACCGTGCGATACAAGGGACGGTGCGAATGCGGCATGAAGCGCCACTCGGCGGCCAACCTCATACGCCATGCGGCGGCGCGCGATCATAAGATAATTCGGATGCCGAAGAAGGCATCTTTCAAGCCGGGGGGATGAAAACTTGCTCCACCCCTATGTTTTCACTCGTTCTCCTGACCGCTCCGCCGACCTGGAGGCGGTGCTGGATGCTTACTATAGACGTGGGCCAGAATCCACTCTCTTCGTTAGGACCTTCCCCACCGGAAGTTCTGGCCTACCACTCAAAGATGACCGATGCGCCGCTCTCAACATCCCTTGCGGTGCGTCGGCCTTCCATGACCGGGACGGGGGAGATTCCTCCTTTCAACGAAGGTCCATTGCTCAACCCCCGCCCGGCCACCCCTCCATCTCATCATTTTCACAGAACCGAATAGGAGGGATCGTAAGTTGGAGAACTCAGAACCACAGACAACGAAGGGTGAGATCGTCTGGCTGATACAGGCGGTCGAGGCACTGGAGAAGGCGCATGTACACGACTGTATACGTCTTGAGAACATCGAACGGGAGCTGGCGAACTCCGTAAAGCGCCGAGACAGTATTGAGGTCGCGGGGACGCGCAATGGCGGGATCGGCGGCAAGGCATACGTCGACCTGCTCGGAGATCCGAAAGAGAACGAGCGCGCCCTAGAGGAGCAATTGAGGCTCTTCGGCATCGTCGACAAGGCGATACCGAGGCCGCCGCCGAAGGAAAAGAAGCAGGAAGGGGGCTGAGTGAGATGGCCGACCCCATCATCATCCCGGCGGCCCTGTCCAGGGTCTACGACAAACTGATCGAGGCCCATGCGGACCTGATAGCACTTGAACGAGTCGCGGAAATGAAGGACCTTGACCCGTGCAAGGACTGCACTGACGGCCTTGAGGTGGCGGAGGAGCGGCGGGATGCGGTCTGCGAGGCGCTTGCGGCGGTGCTCAATGTTCGATGTCCGTGCTGCCCGAATCACGTCCTGAACGCGTACGAGATCAAGACGGGTTGCCCGAAGTGCAAGGCGAAGGTCGTCCTGGAGGCTTGAGCATGGTCGTCTCCATCGTCAAGGAATATCTAGATTTCTACGCCCAGAACTGGCTCTATCTGGCCGACAAATTGGCTAATATGGTAGATCATCCAGAGTTCGCCAGCATCATCAACGGCGGCATGGTCGGACTGGAGAAACAAGTAGGATTCCCGAAGGAAGTCCCATCCGTGCCAGTGCCAGTAACGAAGACCGAAGAGAAAACGAAGGATGCTCCGAAGCCGACCACCCCAACACCGAAGGAACAGACGACGCCGAACAAATCATCCGAGACCGTCCCAGGCGAGTTCCCCTATGACAAGGACCACATGCATTGGACCTTCTGTCCCGTGTGCCACAACCGCGACATCGACCAGGTATCGGACAAGACCGGGAAGCACTACCAGGCCTGCGGGCCGTGCAAGGTCTACCTCAACTCGGACGGCAAGGTCGTGCGCATCGGTTCGGGCGAGAGGGTGAAGGCGGTAGGCAATCCCGGCGAGAAGTGGAGATGGGTCAAGGTGTCAGAATGAAGCGCGGCATGAAACACTACAGATGCGTGAAGCACGGGCACATCAGCCGCGAAGATGAATTGGTCCGAGTGCGGAATGATGGACCGGTCATAGTCCGTGGCTGCCCCAAGTGCAAAAGCACGAACATCAATGAATATCGGGAGGCGAAGGCATGAACTCGTTTCTGGAGGACCTTGCCGCTCTGTTGACCCGTTGCCCCGAATGCGATGAACCGATCGTGAACTTCGTTGGGAAGTGTCCTCAGTGCGGGGCGGACCTGACGGAGGTGCAAACATGACGCTTAGCAAGAAGGATATCCGTGCGCTCGCGTCCAGGCTCGCGAAGGTGGATGAGGGCTTGCAGCGCGCGATCGCGATGCTAAACCAAGCCGAGGGATGGACCGTTACCGGCTCTTCGGATACGGGAAAGACCATGAGCATTTCGAGTTTGCCGACATCCATGGAAGCGAAGAATGCCCTAGTCTACATCGAGTCAGAACTCGCCGACATCAAGCAGATCATGCAGGCGGCCGGAGAATGTGAATATGCCAGGGAGGCACGCAAGGAGACTCGTAATCATGTGTAATTTTTGGAGTTGTATTCTAGTACGCGACGGCAAGGTGCTTTGGTCGCCGAAAAACAGCAGCCACGAGGAGATACTGGCCGAGCACGGCATATTGGATGACAGACTGATAGACCGCGACTTCGTCAGGTTGGAGGTCGCGCCGAAGGACATATTCTCCAGGAAGAAGGCGGACTGGGTGTTCAAGGTCGATGAACCAGGGACATTACCGGCATGGTATTCCGACGCGCCGAAGAAGTGGGAGGCATTGGTCTGGCGGGAGTGGCGCAAGGCGCTGACACAGACGCTCTGGAAACTGGACCTCGCAGCAGTTGAGGACTTCATTCAGGAAATCAAATCCATCCACTATCTGGATTGTCATGGCGAACCGCTGCCTGAGTGGCATGTCTCCTACGGGAGAACCTGGGTTGCTGCCGGGGTTGCTGCCAGGGATGCTGCCAGGGCTGCTGCCAGGGATGCTGCCTGGGATGCTGCCGGGGTTGCTGCCAGGGATGCTGCCGGGGATGCTGCCTGGGATGCTGCCAGGGATGCTGCCAGGGATGCTGCCGGGGATGCTGCCTGGGATGCTGCCGGGGTTGCTGCCAGGGATGCTGCCGGGGATGCTGCCGGGGATGCTGCCAGGGATGCTGCCGGGGATGCTGCCTGGGATGCTGCCGGGGTTGCTGCCAGGGATG